ATCTATTAATTTTTTATGTAGTATAGAAAAAAATAATAATATAATACTAAAATCATTTAATAAAGAAAATATATATATATTATCTACACGAAAATTTGAAAATACAAATATACAAAATATAAATAATTTTATAAAATTTAATCCATGTGTTATTGAAGTAATTACTATTAAAAAAAAAATAAAAATTACAACATATAATAATAAATTATTATTAATGAATAAATTACATAATAAATATAAAAATAATCCTTGTATAATTTGTTTAAATTATATATTATGTAAAAATAAATTTAAATGTAAATATTGTAAAAATAAATTTTTATGTGAGGATTGTTCATTAAATTTAAAACTTAATAAATATAATAAATGCCCAATATGTACTAATCCTATAAACCATAAATTATTACTGTAATTATTTATTATAATTCTGCTATATATTCATAAGGATGTATAATTTATTATAATGAAAATATACTTGAATAAAAAAATAATATAACAATAGTAAATATGTATCTTCATATAACAATGGTAAAATAATTAAGTTTATCTGTATATGTATATATAGGTTATATTATGATTAGTCTAAATAAAAAATTGAATAAATATATGTATAATAATAATATATATAATTAAAATATAATAACAACAAGTCAATATACTCTTAAAAACAAGAATAATAAGAGAACAGTAATGATTGATATTGTAAGTGCTATATTCGCATCATTTCGTTTAGTAATACATGTTGCGGGTATATCAAAAAACAATGATGACGGACAAGAACACGAAGATTATACCTATTATTTTAACATAAAAATAAAAAAAACTATAAATACATTGAGGGTCACATATACTAAAAAGTATTATAGCCATAATCCTACCTTTGAAATGAATAAGGTAATTTTGCCACATAATTGGTTTGGTTCAGCAGATGGTACCCAATATAATACATTACAAGAATTAAATTACGATGAAGAAAGATCTATTTACATTTTACGTCTAATATCGAATAGTTGGGAACTAGAAATTCCATTTAAGGATTTTGAAGGGGTGCTTCTTCCATCAACAAAGTTTCATCCAAAATTTATAAGAAATGTTCTAAATCCCCTACCATGCTCAGTATACGCATCGTTATTTAAATTGACATTTGATCATGATTACTACTTGCCAGTTGATCATTTTTATATACGCGACAATGATACATTTACCAATACAACAGACTTTTCTCTAAAAAATTATAGAGAAAATTTTTACAATAAAAAAATGTTATTGGGATTGTTAAAAATAAGACAAATCTTAGCATTTGTTTACTGTATGGAATATCAAGAAAAAGCTATACCAGATTGTCCAAAAAAAGCTATAATAAATATACCATACGATACTATAATAAAAGTTATGGTAAAAATTAGTATCAATTTATATCAAGTAGGGATGATAGAAAAATTTTTACTAATAGATGAAATGATGGGAAAGAACACCCACCCTATAAAAATAAAAAAAATTAAAACACGTATTTGTGATTTTTGGATTAACCGTTGCTGTCGAAACCATGCTCGTGATTGCACATTTGCACACGGTATAAATGATTTAAATGATGTAAACGTTGATACAATATCGCCGAATAATCCTTTATACAAGACAAGACTGTGTAATAATTATATGAATGGAAAAAAATGTGGGTACGGAAAATACTGTCATTTTGCACACGGTGAAAATGATATGCGGATATTATGTGACCCATGTATATAAGTATTTTATTTTATTTTAGTATGTATTAATATAATGTATTTCTTTATTAAATTAAATAATTAAAAATTGAAATATATATATATATATATATATATATTTTTATATAAAAATATAAATAAATATATTATTAAAATATATATAATGATATTAATGACTTGAATATAGAACTTTTTATATTACGCTTTGCGTTTTTTGGCTTTTATATTCATATAGAAAACAATGCTAAAAAAGTGACAGATATTTTAAAATCACCCCCTATATGTACATACTATGAACGCGGATACAATGTCAATTTACCTCTACCACTACGACATGATATATTCTTTAATTGGTATCGACATAATTGGTATCATGACAATGATCAAGGGATCGATGGATCATTCTCGATATCATATGATGACACGGAAACAATCGAATTTGTATATTTCTGTTTTATATTAAAAGATTGGGAGATAATAGTTACAATGGATAATTATGATGGCACATTAATATGTTCCGCATTATATCCTCCATACTTTACACTTATTGAGAATGGTAAACGTATTACGAAATATCCAGATAAATTCTATTGTTATTACTATGTAAATGATAATAATAAAGGTGTTGAAAGTTATGAAATTAAGGATAAAGAAGGTAGTGAGAGTGATGACAATGATGAAACTTTTTTATGTTATCAACGAATGGTTCATGAAAGAAAAATGAAAAAGCAAGATGTAGTCGTTATTATAACAAAACAACTTTTAGCATTAGTAAAAATTGCTATATATGGTCCATATATTATACCAGAAGATATAATATATAGAGTTTCCATTATTTTGAAATATCCATGCTTCAAACTATTTCAAAATATAACACCTTGTGTTTGTGATATAATGAAAAGGATAATGAAAGAGGAAGAACATACAAAAGAGAAGAAGAAGAAGATGCATAAGAAGAAGAAGAAGATGTGTAAGAAGAAGATGTGTAAGAAGAAGAAGACACACAAGAAGAAGAGATGAGGAAGAAGATGACAAAGAAGAATAATATAAAAATTCATAATACATATATTCTACATCTATATTTCTTTTATTATTTCTTTGTAAAATAAATATTTATTTTATAAATTAATTGTTCCATGATATATTGAACAATTAATTAAATCATAAGTAGTATATATAAAATAACTAATTAAAATTATATGATAATACTAATTATTGTAAATATTTTAAAACAAAATTATATATTATTATGATCTATAAATTAAATTTTTTCTATTTTAACAATATCTTGCTTACAAATGCTACATGTATTTTTATTTATATGTTTATAACATTTTGAACATGTATGTTTATGTTTACATGGTAAAAACATTATGTTTTGTTTTATATTATAACATATACAACATTGATCTTCTTCAATACTAGTCACTTCTTCAATAATATGTAATGGTAATGTAGGTAATGTAGATGTAGTAGATAATGTAGGTGTTCTTATTATAACTATAATAGGTTCTGTCATTCTGTTATAATATGCTTGATAACCTCTTCTAGCATATTCACTATTACATATTCTAATTCTAACTCGACTAGTATTATTTTTTTCATAATATATACTATGATTTGAATTTTTTGATATTGAAAATTTTATATTTGGTTGTAAATTATCTATTTGTAATTCTATTCCAATACCAGATGTATGCTTACTTTTATATATTTTTCTAATTTGATTATCATACAAATAATCTATAAATGCTAATTTTTGATAATTTCTAGCAGGAAACCAATTAGATCCTGGAACTACTTGGGTTCCTGTTAAAAAAACTGTAATATCATTAAAATCTATTATTGGAATTTTTGAACCATCTTCTTTAATTAAATAAATAGCACCATAAGCATTAATACTTCTATAATCTTCTTCACCTTCTATTATTCTTTGTACTTTAAATTTTATTCCATGTTTATTATATGAATATATATTTAATCTGGATAATACTCTATTCTCTCGTTCAATAAATTTATTAAAAGCAAATTGTTGATAATTTCTTGCTTCCATCCATTCATTATTAATTTTAACTTTTATATTTGACATTATATATAATTTATATTTTAATATAAATATTATTATATTTATATATATTTATTTCAATTTTAATAATATAATAATATAAAAATTGAAATAAATATATATAATTATAACTATTTTATTATAACTATAATTATAACTATAACTACTTGATATTATATTATGCTTGATATTAAATCCGAAAGATTGATAGGACAGGGTACTTTTGGTGATGTTTATGTAGCAACACTATCCGATGATTCGGTAATTGCAATTAAAAAATGTAAGCGCGGTAAAGATGAAGTTAGTATGGAAAATGAGATTGAATACCATAAATCAATAGATAGCCATAAAAATATTGTTCAATATATATGTTCTTTTAAATCAGAAAAACATATTATGATTGGTATCGAATATATCGATGGATGTGATTTATTAATATATTTTAATAAATATATTAAAACAAACACCAGTAAAAGATTGACCGACGATATTGCTAAAAAAATATTTAATCAACTATTAGATGGTTTAGAATTCATACATAAATGTAATATTTGTCATAGAGATTTAAAATTAGAGAATATATTGATAGATAAAGATTTAAATATTAAAATATGTGATTTTGGAAATGCTACATCGACTGAAAAATTACTTGATGATATATCTGGTACATCTGAATATTGTGCTCCAGAAGTTCTTTTAGGTAGTTATGATGGATGTTTGGCAGATATATGGTCAGTGGGTATTATATTATATGTATTATTATCAGGTAGATATCCATTTAATAGACCTAATATACATACTCCTTATCGTACATTTAATATTCCATATCTAGATCATATAACCCATATAGAATTTTCACTAATTAGAGAAATTATTATAGAAAATCCAAAATATAGATTAAGTATATTAGAAATTAGAAAGCATTACTGGTTATGTTAATTTTTTTATTTTTTCATTAAAGTTATATTTTTTTATTAAAGTTATATTTTTTCATTAAAATTATATTTTTTCATAATCTAATAATTTATCTAATAATCTATGTTTATCTTTTAATAATTTATCTTTTAATTTATTTAATTTTAAATTTTCTTCTTTTAATTTATCATTTAATTTAATATTATCAAATACTTTTTTATTCATAATCTCAACAATCTCATAATATATATATAGAATATTATAATTATAAAAATCATATTTTAAATTAATTTGTATAGAATTTATTAATTTGTCTCTTTTAAAAATATTCTTTTTATAAATATCTATAAATAAATAATCATTTTTTTTAATAAATAAATATTCATTAGTCCAAATAAATTGATTATTTATTGATTTTATTGGATTAGTATGAATTATAGTTTTATCATGACTTAAACTTAAATAAATTTTATCATCATTATCGTCATCATTAGCATCATCATCATTAGCATTATTATTATTATTATTATTCATTATTCTTAAATTATTAATTTTAATATATGTCATATATAAATTAAATTATAAAAAAAATATTATTTTATTTAAACAAAGTTAAACTAATATTATTTTATTTAAACAAAGAGGACATTTTTGTTTTTCTTTAATCCATCTATTTAAACATTTTTTATGATATTTATGATTACAATCCAATTTATATATATAATTATTTTCATTTATATAATCCAAACATATTGCACACTCATATTTTTCATTTAATTTAATTGTTTCATATGATATCTGTTTAATTGGATTTTTTTTTTTATAATTGTATAATAACAGCAATAAAAACAAAAACATAAAAATAAAATATATTATAACTATAAATTTCCATGTTTCTACACGCATTGTAATTTTTTATATTTATATATTTATATATTTATAATAATAGATCAATTTAAAATCAAATTTTATTTAAATAAAAGGTTCATATAATATTTATTATGAATACAGAAGAAATGATAGAATTAGATGAAAATTTATTTGAAATAACAATTCAAAAATCTAATTTAAATAATAAACAAAAATTAATTTTAAAAAAAGTTTATAATTTAATAAAAAAAGAATTATTAAATATTATTAAATTATATCAATCTGAGAGTGATAGAGCAAAAATAACAAAATGTATTTTTGATATTATTTGTATTATAATTAAAAATGTAGAAAATATAAAAATAAATAAAAAATTTTTATCTGGTAAAGATAAAAAATTAATAACATTAGAATTAGGTAGAATCTTTATTAATAGTGAAATAATTAATAATGATGAAAAAATAGTAATAATAGAAATATATGATTTAATAGCTGAACCAATATTAGAAAATATAATTAGTGTGTCAAATGAAGTAAATATAGTAATTGAAAAAAGCTGTAAAAAACTATTTTCTTGTTGTTAAACTAAAATTAGTTTCTTGATTTCCAATTCTAATTAATAATAAATTAATTTAAAATAACATTTAGCACATATATCACAATCTGATAAAGCACGATGTTTTTGTATAATATTAGTACTAAATAAAGTTTCATATAATGTTTTTAATTTAATATATTTTAATAAACTTAATTTACTTTGAGCTAATTTCATACAACATTGAATATCTTTTGTTTTTAATGTTTTTATTAATTCAGTATATTCATTTCTATAACATTCTGATATTAAAACGTGTATATCAAATTGACAATTATAAGCTACAATCACTCCTACATCTTTTAAATCATCATTAAAATTTTTTAAACCATCTATAATATTAATACCATTTAATTCAGCATTTATTTGAGTAATACCATGAATATAGGTATTTTCTATTTTAAAATTATTTGGTTTAATTAAAAAACTATTTTCTTTAATTTTTTCTTCTTCGATATTATAAATAATATAACCAATTTCAATAATTCTAGAAGATTCATAATAATTTAATTTTTGTGGATCATGATATTCATTAAAATTTTTTTTTTTTGGTAATCCTGTTGTTTCGGTATCAAATATTAATATATTAGACATTTATTATATTTATTATATTTATTATATTTATTATTTTTTTAAATATAATAAATATTCAATTATTTTTTAAATATATTGTCTTATCTATTTAAAAAATTCAATTATTTTTTTAAATATACAAGAAAAAATTCAATTATTTTTTTAAATATACAAGAAAAAATTCAATTATTTTTTTAAATATACAAGAAAAAATTCAATTATTTTTTAAATATATTGTCTTATCTATTATCATATATATATATATATATATGATAATAAAAAATGATACAAAAGAAAAAATTAAAACATTTGGTTTAATGATTATTCAATCATATAAAATTTTAATGGGTTCAATGATAAGTATTTTTGTTCCTCAAAAATGTGAAATTATTGATAATTTAAATAATAAAACAAATTATGAAATTTGTAGTATAGAAAGTAATATTAAAAATAATAAATTTTATCATAAACTAGCATTATATTTAAATTGTTTAACTACAATAGGATTTATATATTTGTATTTTGTAGAATATAGAAGAGAGAATTGGTTAATTAAAAAGTTAGATATTAATCATGATAAAGCAGATAATAATTTAGATATAGTATTAAGGAATCGACCTGAATTAAAAAATAAATTATATAAAATAAATAATAATTACTTTTATGTAACATTATGCTTATTTCTACTTTTTTTAGTGAATAATGCTGCTTCATTAAAAATAATTACATTTAATAATTATGGTTCTTCTACTTTAAATTCTTATTTAAGTTTTGAAATATTAATAGCACTAAAATTATGGAATTCATTTGAAGTATCATATTATTCTAAGAGAAAAGATAAAGCATTAAGTGCTTTTTTAAGAGAATTTAGTTCATTTAATGTAATAGATCATGACTATTTAGAAAAAGAAATAATAGATATGACTAGAATTATTCAAGTATGATTATAAAAATTGAAAATATATATATATATATATCTTTATAAATATGAATTTATAAATAGATCATAACATATAGCATTATGAAGCTTGATCCGAAATTTTTTAAGAGTCTTGTGTTTCGTTGGGGTGATGGAGTTCATGAATCTGATGTTTTTCAACAAGTGGCAAATGTGGCTGTCTTTTCTGTTACAACAAAGGATAACATACCAATCGTTGTCAATGTTAAATTGAATGGTATATATATTGAATTTTACATTGATACCTGCAGAATAATCTATATAGATCAGATTAAAATTACACAGAAACAAGATTTAGAAAAATTAATCAAGACGTCTAATGATGCTTTCATTATAAGAGATTCTGTTTTTCAACCAAAGTTTTACGTTGTTACTGATGAGGATAAGATGAAGATTATCAATATTTTACAGAATCAATGTAGTAGCGAATCAACTACCCGTGAAATATCAGAAAGAGAAATTGATGATGAATTGCGCAATCATTGCCCATTCACAACAAATGAGACTGTTCGTAAGATTTTCACCATGATGATAGAGGATAGAAATGATCATGATGATCATCAAATTACCATGATGATAAAGAAGATATATCCACAACTGGTGAATGAATACTCTTGTGTTATATATATTTTGATGCAGGCATATTTATTAGGAGATAAGCTGGACGAAGTTAAAGAGAATATTCCAGTATGTGATCCGACACAAGATAAACAGATAAGAAAATTACTTGAAATAGCAACCGACCTATTTACTAAAAAAAAAGTTGTATCAACTGATGGTATGGCTGTTTATAGAATAGTACAGGGTGAGCTTAATCGGAAAGAAATTCATGAAATGACTTCTACACCAGAAGGATTTACAAAACTATTGAATATTATTATTAATATTTTACCAATTAAGCGAGAAAAATTTAAATCACAGCAAGCAACAGGATATAATTTTGATGATGATAGTGATAAGCTTCATTTTAAAATTAGATGCAATCCTAAAAGTTTTGGTTCTGTATCACGCCGTGTTCAAGCAGTGACTTGTGGTGTAATTCCGAATAATGAAGCGGTTGTATATGAAGACGAGGATCACAATTTGGAATATGATCCAAAATGTGATCCTCATCTCCATATAACTGCTACATCTCCAGGTACAATACTTTATACTAAACCTGGGAAATCTGATCTTGTAGATACAGGTAGTATTACTATGGAGCAAATTAAGAATGAACTTTCAAAAATTCATAATAAATTAGTATTACTCTATATGATATTAGGAAAACAACAAGCAGATTATGATGATGATACAAAGAAGGTTGAAGATTGTTCATTGTCTGTTTTATTAGAGGACGAAGATATAATGAAATTAATGTTCGATTCTTATTTAGATGTATTTATTAAAGATTCGTCTGTATTATTTACACGGGAACTGATACATGCTAGTATGAAACATGGGATATCTGATTATAAATGGATTACACAGTTGAGGATATGGGCAAAAATAAGTAATAACAATGAGGTTTCTGTGTGTTGGTGTTCTAATGTTCTCAACCAACCAGGTATTTTAGAGAATGTGGAAAACAAATATAGCTTATTTGGAAAAACATCATATACCCTAAAAAAGGGGGGATACTATGGATGCTATCCATCAAAGAGCCACCCCTACTATATCGGTCAAACATTGGATGAAAAGTTTACACGACGTCTATGTGAAAGGATGGGATTTGTAGCAGTAATATTTGATGGTGCTTGTGTCGAGGTTACTGGAGAGCCTAAAGCAGAGGATGGGATGTCTACTCATTTATATCGTGATACACGATCGCAACAAAATGTAGCTGTAATTGATAGATATCCGGGTAAAATTAGTGCTAGATTAGTAAAATCGGAAATTATCAAGGCCGGTCATTCTTGTCGAACTATAGAACCAGGTATACACAATGAAGCGGTTGTACTTGCATCTCCATCATATAGAAGCGAAGAATTATCTAAAATATATGGAGATAAATTAAATGATGATACATACTTGATACTTATGTCAAATGGTGAATTAAAAAAACTCGTATGTGATGATATATTTGCTCCCAAAAATAAAGAACACAAGAAAAAGAAAGTTTTGAGCGGTTTGGATATAATGACAGAGATTAAAACTACAACGGAACTAGAATTTTACGAGTATTTTACATATTTGAAAAAGATAAAGAAAATACAGAACGATCTTTTAGATGAAGAGGAACGATGCAAATTGCGTTTAGATGAGAAAATAGAAACGACCATATATTATACCACAAAGTTGAAAAATGACATTCAAAAAATATCAAGGAGTATTGATGAATTTATTAAGGAAAAGAAAATTATATATCAAGAAATGTTTGGATTGGTCAAGGATGTTCCTACTTTTGAGGAAGTATTGGAGAATATTCAAACACTTTTAGTTAAATAATTTTTTAATGGATTGTATATTATTAACATTTAATTCTATTGATAAAAAATGTGAGAATAACTTTTTATTTATATAGAATGTATTTTTATTTATTAGATTTTTTATTTTTATAATAAATTAAACAATGAATATTAATAGATAAAATACATTTAAATTAAATACATAACTTACAATAATAATCATTTGTATTATTATTACAATCTTTATTTATACATAATCCTTTACCATCTCTTTTACTACAATATTTACAATTACAAGTATCTAAAACAAATGTTTCTTTATTACTTTTAGATAAAACACGACAATTATAATTATATGGACTAGTTCCTGGACCTGTCCAAAAATGAACATTATGACCTTGATGATTACATGGTAATCTACCTTGACATACATAACACCATGTATGATCATCACAATATAAATAATTACATTGATTCTTAACGGGTTTGCCTAATATACCACAATGTGGGCATTTTTTATATGGCAGATCATCATAAAATGAATTTTTATTTTTATTTTCACAACTAGAACATATAAACATATCAGATTTTAAAACAATAATATCTCCTTCAGTTGTAGCACATCTTCTATTTATATTTTTAATTATACTTTTTTCAAAAGGACACTCTGAACAATAGCCATATACTTTATTATGTTTTAATACTTTATTTAATTTAAATATATCAACTGCTTTTTTATAAAATACTAACTGATTTAGAGCATTTTTATACCTATTACTTAATTTAGTATTTTTAAATTTTCTACAAATTTTATAAATTTCATTATATTTTATAATTTTTATACAAAATGGACATTTTATTGGTTTAAATTGTATATCCTCAATATTTATTTTAATAATATTATAAATACAATCAATACATATTTTTTTATTACAACAATTAAACATATATTCTTTTTTTATTTCATTAGAACAAATTAAACATAATTCAATATTAGAATCATCTTGTTTAATTTTAGAATCATCGTGTTTAATTTTAGAATCATCGTGTTTAATTTTAGAATCATCGTGTTTAATTTTAGTGCTAAGTTGTTTTATTAAATTTAATATTTGTTTATTTAATAAATCTTGTTTTAAATATAATTTATTTAATTTAAGATTTAAATATTCTGATGTATATTCATTCATTATTTTATTTTAATTTAAATATTATACATTATTATATATTATGTTTATAATTCAAATTTATTTAAGAAGATATATTTTTAAAAAACATAATGTTTAAAAATATATGTTTAATTGGCTTACCATATTCTGGTAAAAGTTATTTAGGTAAAAGATTAGCAAAATATAAAAAAAGTGGTTTTATAGATATTGATAAAATGATAGAATTAAATCATAAAAAAGAATTACATCAAATTATTAGTGAGGAAGGTATTAATAAATTCATAGAATATGAAAATAATATTGCTACTTCATTATATTGCTACAATAATATAATTTCACCAGGTGGAAGTATAGTTTATAGTTCTGAAAGCATGTATCATTTTAAAAATATATTAAAAAGTAAGATAATATATTTAAAATTAAGTTTTAATGAATTTGAAAATAGAATAGTTGATATAAATAAGAGAGGTATTATAATGAAACCTGGTTATGATTTGAAACAATTATATAATGAAAGAATATTCTTATGTGAAAAATATTCTGATGAAACTATTGATGTGGATAATATGAAAGATATTTATTAGAATTAGTTATTAAATTTTTAATAATATATAAAATGTATAATTTTTGCAAGTATATTGATAAAATAATAATAATATTATTATCTATTAATAATTTAATATAAAATATTTTTTTTTAAATTTTAATAATTGTTCTTTTCGATATTTATTACTACGACCCGCAAAATGAATTATTAATGATTTTTCGCTTTCATTATTAAAATCTTGTAATATTCCATATTTAATAATAATAGAATGATGTTTTAAATTATTAATATTTATATTATAATAATATCTAATACATTCTTGTTCCCAATTATTCTTTAAAAAATACATTTTACATGTATTTTCTTTAGTATTTATAATAGTTTCTAAAAATTTATGTGAATAATCTGTATTTTTTACAATAAATATACCAGAATTAATAATTCCATTAAATGGAATATCTTCTGAAAATATAATATCTTTTTTTATATTAGTGTTTATAATATCTTCTAACATATTATAATTTTTATTATCTATATTAAAAAAAGCATCAGCATCTATCCAAATTACATAATCATAATTATTTAAATTAATATAAACAAAATAAATTTTTTCCCATGCTACATGTCTATCATCAAAATATTTATTTCTTCCTATTAATAATGTATAATTATGTAAATCACAATATCTCTTATTTATCTCTTTAGATAAATCCGCATAATCTTTTATATTTTCATCATACCACATACAAATACATATTTTCATATATATATATATATATATATATAAAAATTATAAATTATAATATAATTTACTATTAAATAAATTATTAAAGATTTATAAACAAAAATACAATTATTTTTTACTATTTTATTTAAAAATATTTATGATTATATTGAAAGAATAATATTTATATAAAAACTATTACTGAATTACACATTATAATATTTATAAATTTAAATATATAAAATATTTATATAATAACAATTTAGTTATAATCAATAAATAATTAGTTATAATAGATATAAAATAGTGTATATAGTGTATTTAGTGTATATAAAAAATATATTGAATAATATAATATGGATTTATTTGATGTTGTTGATAAATAGTTTTCTATTGTCTTCTTTTCAATATGATATAAAAAAATCAAGAACTATAAAAAGTCTCAAATATGTGTTATCATTAATTTCTTTATATCATTCACATATTCTTCTTCTTGAATATACCAATTTTTTTCACTGATTTCATCAATCCACTCATATTTATATTGAACATTCAAAATATTCAGCTTCCTACTTAATTGATTGTAATTAAAATTAAAATTGTATAATACCTTAATTTTTAATTTTTCAGATATGATTTTGATTATATCCACTATTATCTTAGAATTAAGTAAAATTAAACTTTCTAATGAAACTCTTGACGATTGTAATGCCACTGTATAATTATACATGTCTTGTAAATATGTATAATTACCATCCAATTTAAATACACTCATTTATGAATAATAATAAAAATGTATATATGTATATATGTATATATTTATATATGATAATAAAATAATAAAATATAATTATAATTTCAATTTTTTATTAATATAAAATATAATAACAAGTAGAAAAAATAAATAATAATAAATAAGGTTTATATTAATGTATAAAAAATTGATTATTAAATAAATTGTATATATAATAAATAATATATAATAAAAATATATATATAATGAATCATACTGATTTGCAAAAAAATATACTTTCTAATTTTACTGAATTATTTAAAATAATTAAAGATTATGATACAAGACTAACAGAATCTGAAAAAATTATTAAAAAATTACAGGTAAATTTTAAAAATATAAATTCTAATAATAAAACAGGTAAAACTAATATATTAGATTCTGATAATGATAATGATAATGATAATGATAATGATTCAGAATCTGAAACTGATTCTGATTCAGAATCTGAATCTGATAATGAATCTGTGAAGGAATCTGTGAAGGAATATACTGAAGAAATACTTAAGAAAAAAAAAATACCAGAATTAAAATTAATTTGTAAAAATAAAGGTATTAGTTCAAATAGAAAAAATAAACAAACATTAATTGATTCGATTTTAGGTAAAACTGGGTTATATTGATTTATTATTTATTTATTATATATTATTTATTATTGATTTATTATTATATATTATATATTATATATTATGATGTCTTTGTTTTTTCTTCACTTTATTTATTAGTAATTATTATCGCATTTATTAAAACAAATTAAACAAATGTTAATTTTAGCATATGAAATTATTGATTTATCCTATACATATATTTAAGGCATTTATTTTGTATATAATCTATTCAAATAATAATCTATTCAAATAATAATCTATTATAAAAACAATTGCATTTATACTCATATGTAGTAATTAATTCATAATATTTATTTAAATATAATGTATTATAATAATAAATAATAATAATAATAATGAATAATACATTATTTAATAAAGATAATATAAATAAAAGTGATAATAATTATGATGGTAATGATGATAAAATTAAAGATAAAAATAATGTAGGTAATAATGGTAATGGTAAATTATATTATATAAACGGTAATATAAAATATGTTGGAGAATTTAAAGATAATAAAAGAGAAGGTATAGGTAAAGAATATTATAAAGATAGTAAATTAAAATATGAAGGTGAATTTAAAGGTGGAAAATATAATGGTATTGGTAAGGAATATTATAATGGTATATTAATATATGAAGGTGAATTTAAAGATGATGAATATAAAGGTTATGGAATAGAATATTATGGTGGAGAAGTAATATATATGGGAGAATTTAAATCTAATGAATATGATGGTATGGGTAAAGAATATAGTAATGGAATATTAAAATATAAAGGTGAATTTAAAAATAATGAATCTAATGGTTATGGTAAATGTTATCATGATAATGGAGAATTAAAATATAGTGGAGAATTTAAAAATGATTTATGTTATGGTTATGGTTCAGAATATTATGATAATAAAAAATTAAAATATATAGGAGAATTTAAAAATGATGAATATAACGGTATTGGTAAATATTATGAAGATGGTAAATTAATATATAAAGGTAAATTTAAAAATGATGAAAAAAATGGTTATGGTGATTATTATGACAAGGGTTTATTAATATATAATGGTGAATTTAAAGACAATGAAAGAAATGGTTATGGTAAAGAATATAATGATAATGGAGAATTAAGATATGAAGGTAATTTTAAAGATGATAAAAGACATTATGCAGGTAAAGAATATAATGATAATGGAGAATTAAGATATGTAGGTAATTATAAAGAAGATTATTATGATGGTTATGGTAAATATTATTATGATGGTAAATTAAATTATGATGGTGATTTTAAAAATAGTAAATATACAGGAAATGGTAAATATTATAAAGATAATATATTAAAATATGAAGGTATATTTAAAGATAATGAGAGATGTGGTAAAGGTAAAGAATATATTAATGGTAAATTATTATATGATGGTAATTTTAAATTTGATAAAGTTAATGGTTATGGTAAATTATATTATAATAATACAGATTTAAAATATGAAGGAGAATTTAAAGATAATGAAAAAAATGGTATTGGTAAAGAATATTATAAAGGTAGAAAATTAAAATATGATGGTAATTTTAAACATAATAAATGGAATGGTAATGGTAAAGAATATTATAAAGACGGTGAATTAAAATATAAAGGGGAATTTAAAAATAATAAATACATTAATCACCAACATGATGATGATAAATGTTTAATTTGTATGTCAGAAAAAAAAAATATCGCATTTATTCCGTGTGGTCATTTATGTATATGTCAAAAATGTTCTGAAATATATATAGATAAAAAATGTATATTATGTCGTAAAAAATATTTAAATACAAACATAATATTTTATTAATTATTTTATTTATTATTTTATTAATTATTTTTATTAATTATTTTATTAAAAGCAAAAATATTAGAAATATATACAATTATAAAGATAATTGATATAAATTGAAAAAATAATATATTATATAATATTATATTATATAAATTAATAACAACAACAATGAATTATAATAACAATTCAAATACATATAACAGTAGTATTAGACCTATGGATATCGAACCATCTATAATAAAACAACAAAATAATAATTTTAGAATAGTTGGTATAAATAATAATGATGTTAGACCTATGGATATCGAACCATCTATAATAAAACAACAAAATAATAATTTTAGAATAGTTGGTATAAATAACAATGATGTTAGACATATGGATATTGATATAAATTAAAAAGAAATATTTAAAAATAATACTTAATTAACAATATTAATATAGTAATTTAATTTATAAAAATAACTTGTATTATTATTATTATTATTATTATTATTATTATTATTATTATTATATAGAAAGATGATAAATATTGAAATAAAATAATAGTTTATTATAATAGAATTAAATATTAAATATTAAATAAAAATTGATA